AAAGAATCGTCCCCGGCACCTTCTCCGATGAGCGCCGCCACCAGAGCGATAAATGCGTTAAATACAGGGGTAAGGTCTGTCATTAAAATCATCCTCTCAAAAAATTTTTAAAAAACTTTGGGAAAAGCTCTTTACTTTACGCCGATATAGGCGTATAATAAGACCATAGCAAGGGGGCACACCCCAGGAGGTAAGAATTATGAAAAAGTACAATCTGTCTAACATCATGAGCAACGCCTGGGCCATCCGCCGCCGCCTTGTTGTCACTATGTCCGTCGCTCTCAAGAGAGCATGGGAAATTGCAAAGGAGACAAAGAAAATGGTTGGTACCGAGAAGCAGGTTAAGTGGGCATCAGAGATTCGCTCCAATATCATCAAGACCTTTCAGGCCGTCATTAACGACTACACCCCGATGGCCGCCACCAACGCAATCATCCAAGAAAACATAGCTGGACTACAGGCCAGAATTGACCGGCTGACCGTCGATAACATCTACGCCGGAGACATCATCGACCTGTTCAAGGACATTCGGTTTAGCGGAGATTACAAGGATGATTTTAGCCGTGTACTCAGTGTATACAATGTTGGCTCAACCAACACAAATGGACAGCGCGAAATTCTGATGCGTTAAGAAACCGAAATCATACCGCTGATCTACCGGCGATACGGGGAGAAAGGATAGTTAAACATGAATGCTACAATGTACATTATAAAAGACGAAAATGCTTATCGTTTGGGTTCCCCCACAGAGGTTCGGTTATGGGAGCCTGAATTCTTGAGCCGAACATGGATTCGCCGGGTAACAGTAAGCCTGCCCGATGGTTTTTGCGTGGCGGAGGGAGCCTATGGAGAGTCTCTGATCTACCGAGGCAATGAGCACTACGAGCTCGGAACTAACAAAGACGAGGAGCCTGTGATCATCGATCATCACAACAACGGGACTTACATCCCCCTCACCGTTTTGTCTGAGGGATGGGATTGACATGGTAAGACGTAAATATGGAGACTGCCAGCAGCAGGACGGAAATTGCACCTTGTGCTCCCTGGTCAACTGTGGCCGGGACTGCCATAACCGCCCAATCACAAGGCTGGAGTGGGCCCGGCGGGGAGCCGGGCTGGGACAACAGCAGTTGGCCGACGCCGCTGGGGTCAACATCCGCCTAGTCCAAAAGGTGGAGGGCGGCGAGGCAGAGGCCGGTAACCTGACCGCAAAAAATCTCCTTGCTCTGGCTGATGCGCTTGGCCTGGAAGTGAGGGATTTGATTTGATCTCTCGCGTATGTGTGATCTGCGGCAAGTCTTTTGAGTGCTACCCCTCTGATAACAAGGTAACTTGCTCCAAGGATTGCCACAAGGAACGACAGCGGAAAATTACATCAGCCCGACCTATCCAATGGGGCGAAGCCGCCAGAGCCAGGGCTGCTGCCCGAGGGCAAACACAGAACCTGAAAATAGGGGTAGAAGCAGTCAAAAAGTCTCCTATTGCCGGTCGAGTTGCAACCAACAAAGAGGCAAAAATCTGGATACTTATAGACCCATCCAAAAATGAGATCGTTGTCCGAAACCTCCTCCTCTGGGCCAGAGAAAACACGGAATTGTTTGGTAAGCCGCCCGGAGATAAATCCGCCCAGCAGATTGCGGCTGGATTTAAGGCGATAGCCCAGACCATGGCAGGCAAGCGCGGCGCTCCTGGCAAACCACGCGGAGCACTGACGTATTTCGGCTGGACACTCAAACATCTGCCCCAAACGCCGCCCCCCGATTAGTCGGGGGGCTTTTTCCCCAGCACCGTCTTCAAGCACATCAGCAGCAGTTCCCCTCCGAAGAAGGCCAGAATCACGCCCAGCCGCCCGATCAGGGCGGGCGCTCATGGGCCACAAAACCCAAAACCACAAAACGGAGGTATCACCCATGACCAGAGAACAGCTAAACGCCAAACTTGACCGCACGGACATTAGCGGCATCGGCGTGGAGTGCATAGCCGCCAACGGCTCCACGGTTTATTATTTCTATGAGGACTTCGACGGCCCTGCAACCGGTATTGAAAGAGCTATGAAACAGCTCTACCCGCTGATGGACAAGGGCAAAATCCAAAAACTTACATTCATTGAGCGTCGCCACTAATCAACCGCCCGCAAGGCCGACGGCATCCGCCGCCGCTGGTGCAAGCCCAGCCGCCCACACCGGGCGGGCGCTCATGGGCCGAAAAACCCAAAACCACAAAACGGAGGTACACAGAATGGCAGCAGTTGAAAGAATCGTCCCCGGCACCTTCTCCAAGGTCCCCGGCGGATATGAGCAGAAGGTTGACGAGCGCACAAAAATTTTTGTCCCGGATATGTGCGCGGCCAGCTTCATCCCCGAAACCGGCGAGCTTCACGGCCACGCCCCCGACTATGACGCGCTGGAAACGGCCAAGGCTCCCGCCGTCCAGGCGGACAAGCCCGGCGAGTATGCCTATTACTACGAGACACAGCACGCGCCCACCGGCTGCGACTTCTCCGCCGACCTGGCCTATTATGGCAAGCACTATTTCCTTCGTCCGCTCCACGACGGTCTGCCCCGGCTCCACGGGCGCGGCATCACCTACGACGAGGAACGCGGCACCTACATGGTCACGCTTCGGGCCTATGACAAAATCAAAGAGCAATACCGCATCAAGAAAGAAATGTGCTTCGACTGACCCGCAAGGCCGACGGCATCCGCCGCCGCTGGTGCAAGCCCAGCCGCCGGACAATCCCGGCGGGCGCTCATGGGTAAACCACGAATCCCAAAACTAAAACGGAGGTACGCAAGATGAAACTGTATATCAACGACGCCCTAATGGGCGATTGCAAGAGCTATGAGCAGATCAGAGAGGCCCCCCGCCCCGGTTGGCTGTTCCGCATGGAAACCGGCCTGAATATCTTTATCCGGTTTGACGAAATCCGCAGTTTCACTTCCTGCGGAGAATTGAGAATCATTGAGAAGGGCGCGTGACCCGCAAGGCCGACGGCATCCGCCGCCGCTGGTGCAAGCCCAGCCGCCCCGCAACGGGGCGGGCGCTCATGGGTAAACCCCAGGACCCAAAACCAAAACGCAGGAGGAAAAGCCATGTATTACGAAATCAACGAGGAAACCGCCCGCCGCGCAAACGACATGAACTCCATGCGGGACTACCGCCCCGGCAGCGCCACCGCCGAATACCGCGCCGCCGTGGACGAGGCCGCCGCCCTGGTGGAGCGCCGGAAGCAGAAAGTCAGCGCTTTCTATCACGAAAAGCTGGACGCACTTCTGGAGCGCTATTCCCGCCGCCTTGCCGCCTACTACAACGACTACTACCGCAACGAGGCCGCTTGTCCCTCCATCCTCGTTTCCGGCGGCAGTAACTTCCCTGTCCGCAAGAAGGAAAAGCAGAACTCCCGCCGCGAAACCCTCATGCGCGAATACAACGAAATCCAAGGCATCTTGTCCAAGATCAAGAGCGTTGGCACCGGCCCCATTGACTTCTCCGACCCCCACGCCCGCGAAATGCTGGTGGAGCGCCTGGAGAGCGCCAAGGCCCTCCACGAATCCAAAAAGCAGGCCAACGCCTACTACCGCAAGCACAAAACCCTGGACGGCTGCCCCGGCATCACGGAAAAGGACCGCGAATGGCTGACCCGTCCCGGCGTCTTTGCAAAAGGCGACGGCTCCCCGCTTGCCCTGTACGGCGTCCCGTTTCCGGCCTACGATCTCCAAAGGGACACCGCCGACATCAGGAGCTACGCGGCCCGCCTGGAGGAGTACGACCGCCTGCAAGCCCAGCGCGACGCCGACACCGACACGGAATTTGACGGCGGGCGCATTGTCCGCAACGTGGAGCAAAACCGCCTGCAAATCCTCTTTGACGGCAAACCTGACGAGGAAACCCGCGCCGCCCTGAAAAGCAACGGCTTCCGCTGGTCCCCCAAAAATCAGGCATGGCAGCGCCAGCTTACCCGAAACGCAGAGTACGCCGCCCGTCAGGTCCTTGACCTCATAGCCGCGCCCCCGGCTCCCGCTCCAGAGGAGCAGGCCGAACCCGCCGCCCCCCAGGAGATCGCCCCGGCGGAGGCCGACGAGGCCGACAGCTTCCCCCAGTATTCCATCCCCGGCGCATAACGAACCGGCCCGCCCCGGAGGTTACGAGGGCGCACAAAACGAAAGGAAGGTACACGGAATGAGAAAGTTTGAGTTATTCATGTGCCGCCTTGGAAACGGCGTCACGGTCTGCAACAGCGCCGTCCAGGAGCACGGCGACTACAAGATGATTGCCCACATTGCGGAGTGCGGGAAGATCAAGTGGTACATCGACCCACAGGCCGTCCCGGCTGACGCCCTGGAGCGCATCGAGCGCACCGCCGCCGAGGAGCGCGAGGCATGGGAAAAGCACCTGTCCTGCATTGGAGAGGCCCGCGCCTATGGCTATCTGCTGGACAACGTGCCCCACGCCGATTTTATGCACGTCGTCCGGGACATGAAGGAGGCCAGCCGGACAGAACAGATCGAGTATCTGAAATCCGCCTACATCAAAGCGGCATGGTAACTGTCCGCACACCCGCAAGGCCGACGGCATCCGCCGCCGCTGGTGCAAGCCCAGCCGCCCCGATCAGGGCGGGCGCTCATGGGTAAGCCACGAAACCCAAAATCCAAAAGGAGGACCACGAAATGGATTATCACGGCTTCCGCTCCGTAAAGGAGTACGAGAAGGAGTGCGCCCGCGTCGGCTTTTCCACGCGGCGCATCCCCTTCCATAAGGGCAACGAAAAGTATTTTGCCCTTGTCACCAGCCCGCCGAAAACCGGCACCAGCATAGAGGCGTGGACCCTGTTCACCGCTGACGAAACGGCGGTTGTTCTGGACGGCATTATCAGCGGCGGCATGATGGACCCGGCAAAGTATATGCGCGACGGCCTGGACGTGAATTACCTTGGCAAGCTGGCCGCCCACGGCTACTACCCGGACAGCCCGGACGAGGCCGCAAATCCCGCCCCGGCTCCCGCTCCTTCCCTGGAGATCGTGGAGGACGGCACCGACTTCCCGCAGTTTTCTCTCCTGTCTATGTAACAAAATCCTGTTGCGTGCCGCACTATGACGTGCTATAATCGCAGTACAAACACAAAATCGAAAAGGAGGTTTTGCCCATGAACGAAACGAAATCCCAATGCTTCCCCGCTTTCCGCCTTGTGGCAGCGTTTGACGACGGCCAGCGCCTCACCTTCGACGGCTTCACCTACGAGCAGGCGCACGACGCCATGGAGGCCGCCCAGGACGAACACGGGGATATTACCTGGTTTGACGGCGTGACCGATGAACACTACGAAAACGGGCGCTTTTACGCCGCTGTCCCGCCTCCGCCGCACAGCCCGTTCCCGATCATCGACACGACCGGCGACCCCAATTTTGAGCAGCAAAGCCTTTTATAGCACGATACCGGAAGGAGGCCACGATATGCCAGCGAGCGAAAAGAAGGTCAGCGCAAAGAAGCGGATAACAAACGACCGCTACAACAGCAAGTGCGACGCAATCAACATCCGCCCCATCAAGGAGCAGGGCCAGAAGATCAGGGAGGCCGCCGCCGCCGCCGGTCAAAGCCTCCAGGGGTATATCCTCCAGGCCGTTGCCGAACGCATGGAGAGAGACAGCCAGAAATAGCCTACAACCCCCATTTCCACGGAGACGGGTATTAACCCTCACGCAAAAGCAAAAGCCCTCCAGAGGCCGCGCAAGCGGTCCCCGGAGGGCTTTCTTCATGCCTATTCGCAAATTGTTTTTCCAGCGGCTTTTTCGGTGTCCGGGAAATACCCCGTAATGCGCGAGTTCATTTCTCGGAAAACCCTTTGCGTCGGACGCCGCCCCTGCAACTCCCACAGCCCAAAAGCGGCCCGCCGAAGGGCAGCGCAGACCATTTTCCCGGCGTCACGAAAATGGTCTTGGATACCTCTATACGCGCGCGCGCGAAGCGCGGCCCAAAAGCTCCTCCACCATCGGCGTGTCGTCCAGCAGCTCCCCCAGCCGGTCAAGCGCCTTGTCGTTCCACCTTCTGGCCGTGGCCTCCGGCGTCCCCAGGGAGGCGGAAATTTTGGCCCAACTGTACCGACGAAAATACTTCATGTTCAGGAGCGATTTGTACCGACCGTTCAGCGCGTCCATGCACCCCCGGATTGTTGCCTCGTCCGCCTGGAGCACCTGCACCTTGACGCCGATCTCCTGGATACGTCCCCAGGCGTTGCTCTCCTCCATCTTGATTGCCAGCATTTCCGTTGGCTTCCCCGGCGTGGAGCTATGCGGCACGCCGTCATAAGACGTACCGCGCAGGCCGTCGTATTCACTCTCCAGACGCGCCCGCTCGGCGGTAAACCCTTTCCGCATATCTGGAATCTCGAAATAGTATGCTATCACCGTTTTCACATCCCTACGCCGCATAGCTCCATGCCTCTTTTCCGAAATGATTCTACAGGTGGTCCCGCTCCCCGCGCTCGTACTCGTCCGACCGCTTTTCCGCCTCATACAGCCGCCGCTCCTCCCGCAGATCGTCGCGGCACTCCCGGCGCTTCTCCCGGTCCGCCTCCGTCGCCTTACGCTGGAGGAATTTCTTTTGCGCGTGCTGCACAATGTTCTTGCCGTAGTAACGCGGCATCGGCTTTTTATGCTTCATCGTCAATTCTCCTTCCACGGCCCACGCCACTCCCGCCGCCGCCGACCGGCCCTTTTCTGTGCGGCCCATGCACTTTCACTGGCTTTGTACTGCCGGAAGCGGGCGGCGGTTGCCTGTTCCATGGCCCGCTGCTTCTCCCGCGCCTCCTTCCGGTCCCACGCCGTCGGAACGTCCAAAGGCTCCCCCGGCTCAATCGCTGTTAGATCAAGCTCCCCAAGGAACGGGGCAAACGCCGCTTTCAGCCCGTCCCCAAAATCCTGTATTGCTTTCAGGACCATTCCAACGGCTTCCTCCAGCGTCACCCCCGCTTTTTTGGCGACGATAACGGATGTTTTTGTGATCTCCTCCGCCTCGTCCGGCATGGCCGCGTTTGCGATCTTCTCCATGCGCTCCCATTCCTCGCGCATAGCTTCCCGGCACATTTCCATTTCCCTGCTTTTCAACCGTTCCAGCGCGTCCGCAATCGCAGCTTGCGTCTCGTTACTTTCCTGTAGGCGTTCCGCGCAGAACACCGGCACTCCGCAATCCTTACCTTCCATGTTGGTGAAGTAGTGGCCGCCCTCCGGCAGCGGCACATACCCGCCGCCCGGAACTTTCAGAATCCCCGAAACGTCCATGGCCCATCCGCCGCAGTACGGGCAGGTGATCGTGAAGGGAGATGGCTTGTGATTTTCTCCGAACTCCTCAATACCCTTTTCCAGATACATAGGCCAGCTCTTTCCGCAATGCTCGCAGCGGTAGATCATCCGCCCATGAATCATCGGCACATCTATGTGTGCGTCCACGGTAATCTCGCACTCCTGAAACGGCAGAACGTCGCCGCTCTGCTGGTCCTCCGGCAGTTTGACCTCTGCAATTTCCGGCACGATCTCCACCGGCTGCCCGTCCACCATCATGTAGAGCTTCACCTTTTCCGCGCTTTCCTCCGGCCCCATACGCGCCCTCACTTCCGCAGGGCGGCGATTGCCACGGCCAGCGCGTCGGCCCGCTCCGCCCATGTGTCCGCCAGCCCAGCTTCAATACCAAGCATTTCCTCGCAGTACATTTGCAGGTCCTCCAAGATGTACGCGGCCCGTCTCTTGTGCATCGGCTCCGGCTCGGCTTCCGCCGACGGCGCGGGCTGGGGAGAGGGCGGCGCGGGGAGGTCCACGACTTTCCCGCCGGTTTTTTTGGCGTCCGTGTGCTCTTTCAGCGCTTCCCACTGTTCCGCCGTCGGCGCTGGCCCGGTTTCATCCGCCATTACCACCGTTACCCCGCCCGTCTGCTCCGGCGCAGGCAGCGCGTCATTCTCCGCCGCGTCCGGTTTTTCCTCCTGCTCCGCCGACGTTTTCCACTTACGCACGTCCTCCAGCGTGACCGGCCCGCGCTTCCCCCAGCACTCCGCCGCCGCCTTTTCCTGCACGTCCGCCGAAATGATGGACAGCTCATAGGCCACTGAAATACCGATCTTCCCTTCCTCCAGCCAAGTCTTGAACGCGGGAATCAGGTGCTTTTCGATACTGTCATACCGGCCTACCTGTGCGGGCGTGGTCCCCAACTGCTCGGCAATGATCTTGCGCGTCTCGCCGGGGATTTTCTCAAACTGCCGCTTCCGCTCCAGGAGCGCACGCAGACGGGTTGCCTCCTGCACCTTGTCCCAGTCGGTTTTCTCCCGCTGGCCGTTGGTGGTGATAAGCAAAATCGCCTCGTCAATGGCCCGCAGCTCGTCCGCCTCGGCGTCCCGCTCCACATCCCGGCCCATATCCTCCACCATGCACGGCATTTTCCGATAGGCTTCCTTGCCCTGCTTCACAAGCTGGAGGGAGGCCAGCCGCCGCCGGTGCCCGGAAAGAAGTTTGTACTTCCCGCCGCCCAGCGGCACCACAAGCCCCGGCTGCTTCACGCCGCCGGACAGTTCAATCAGCCCGGCCAGCTCGTCGATAGCGGACATGGAGTAAAAATTATCCTCCGACGGCACCAGGTCCTCCACGTCTATGTATTTCAGCACGGCGCGGCCCTCGTCCGCACGGCTCCGCGCCTGGACCTGCCCCCGTCCCTTCTGCAAGCTCATAATGTCGAATCCCACGGCTTATCCCTCCTGTTCCTTCAATGCCGCTTCCGCTTCCTCGCGGGTCAGAAAGACGGTTTTGCCAGCCTGGTTAAAATCAAACGGGAAAACCCGTCCAGTTTTATAACACTCAACGTGGAATCTCTTTTCCTTTTCCGTAATTTCAATGCCAAAAACTCGGCATTTATATGGCAGGGGTTCAACCGACCAGTCTCTAACGCAGTTGTCGTTTACCCATACATCGTCCCCAACTTTGCACGGCAGCACCACCAGCCTGTCTTGGACCTTCGCCTGCAAAATGGGCAAAGCCTCTTTTTTGAGTTCCTGATTGCTTGCCTGCAACGCTGTGACTTCCTCCGGCGTCAGCCTGGTTTCCCTGTAGGCTTTTAGTTCATCCGTCCATGCGCACAGTTCATTTACTGCCTCTGCCTGCTGTCTCGCAACCCTGCACGCTTCGTCGAATTTTTCCGCTTCGTCGCAGGCGCGGTTAATCGCTTCCGCAACAGTCAACTTTACCCCTCCTTCCCCTTGCCCGAATCGGTCAAGGCCAGATACTCCGCCGTCAG